TTCATATTAATTCCGGTGGTGGTGAAGCTTGGTATTTAGACCGGTTGTCGGAAACAATGCACTCACTAAAGAAACCTGTAGAAGTCTTAGTTGAGCAGTATTGTGCTTCTGCCGGTTACTATATTGCTTGTCATAGTGCGAATGGAATACATGCGCTGACGAAGAATGATCAAATCGGTTGTATTGGTACTATGATCAGCTTTTATGACTTTTCTGCTTACTATGAGAAGTTAGGAATAAAACTAATTCAAGAGAAATCGAGTCTATCTCCACTCAAGAATAAGAAATTTGAAGATTTACGTGCTGGGCATCCGGAACAATATATTAAAGAAGTTCTTGATCCACTTACCGTTCAATTTTTAAATGAAGTAAAATCATCTCGTCCTAAACTTGCCAATCTCCCTGAAGATGATCCGGTATTCCAAGGTGAAACATTTGATGCTCAACATTCGATTGATAAAGGGTTAATTGATTCTGTGATGACTCTTCCTGAAGCTATTGCCCACGCAAATTCACGTGGACAGGAATACTTGGATAGCATTTCCCTCCGAAATAAAATAAATCAGTATGTCTAATTTAACAATTAATTAATTATGAATTTTAGAGAAAAACTTCGAAAGGTCTTACAGCTTTTGGATTTATCCCAGAAAGCGGCAGATAAACAACTTGCATCTGAGGACATTACAGCGATTGCTACCCGTTATCAGAAAGAGTTTCAAGCAACTCTTAGAGAGGACATGGATGCTGACTCTAGGCAGCCAATGTCTCAGGAAGAAATGAACCAGTTGCAAGCGTTACTGGCAGGTATTGTACCTTCTACGGAAAAGACTGAAGGGACTGCTAATTCAGAGGAAAGTCCGGTAACTCAATCGGAAGCTACTCCAGAAGGTATTCTTGAATTAGCTAAGAACGTTGCAAAGCAAAATGGTGAATTACAAAAGCTAGTGAAAACAATGACAGAGCAAACAGCAGAAGATACTGCAGCTGCTGTTGTTACAACTCCTACTACAATGAGAATCAATGGACCTGGCACTACTGCCAAATACCTGTTTGGTATTGAAACTCCTATGTTTGATATGTCGAAACGTTGGAATAAGATAGCCGAAAATCCGAATTACTCTTCTACTGATATCGAAGAAGGTGAGGAGAAGGCTTTCTTTCAAGAAGTATCGGTTTTCTCTAAATCCCTTGCCAAACGTTATGAATATCTGAATAAGAATCATTTGCTTGATCCCGTGAAATTGGCTGCTGGCGAGTTTTCTACAGATTTTGCAGGTGTTGGTGATGCGAAAGTCGGTGATCAATATGTAATTCGTCGTCAAGATGCATTAATTGCACATGTACTGAAAGCACGTGATTTAACTCAGTTCTTTCCGATTCGTTATGGTATTCAAGATCATGACTTAGTTTTCAATACTTTCTTTGATGAAGTATCTCAAGGATGGCAAGAAGGTGAAGTTTGGAAAGGCGGCATGAAGCTTGAAAACGAAATGGGGCATGTTGATGATGCAATGATCAAAATGAAGTTTGGACCAATGAAGAAGTTGGAACGAATGTATATTGGTTACCTCAATAAAGAAGGCTCTGATCCGATCAAGTGGTCTTTGATTGAATATTGTATTGTCAATACTCTGGAAACAGCCCAAGTTGAACAAAACAAGCGTCGAATTCGTGGAATCTACGCCACTCCGGAAAAAGGTGTTCCATCTCATTTCCTGAATGCTTCCACGGGACTCATTTATACGCTGATTCGTTATTATCACGAGAATAAGATTCTCTTGCATGATGATGTAACTTATCGCTCTTACACTAAAGAGAATATGGTGGATGCAGTTAAGGAGTTTGTTGCTGATATTATTGAAAAATGTACAGAGGACATGGATCTGGATCAGCATGTTATTTACCTTAATAATTTGCATCAGACTTGGTGGAAAGAAGGTTGTCGGGCACGGTATGGCAAAGATCTTGATTTTACCGGTCCTGATAGCTATTTGAATGTTGTTCCTGATACGACACTTCATATCAAATGGCTTCCTTATCTGGGGCAAAGTTGCTTGATGTTCCTCGATATACCGGGGAATATCCAGTTCTTAGAATATATTCCGGGAGAAATGATGGCCTTTAAAGCTAAGGATGATATGGAGATGGTAAAGTGCTGGTCAACTTGGAAAGAAGGTACTGCAGCTGCTTTCTTAGGTCGTCGTTTCAAAACGCACGAAGAACTCGTTGAAAATAACTATGAATGGCAGCAGATATTCATGAATAAACCTTCTGTCGATGTGGCAGTTGATGCGACTGTTATTGATGCGAAAAAAGGTTTCTGGCAGGTTACTTCAGAGAACACAAAAGCAACTGCAATCACTGATATTAAAAATGCGAAAGCAGGTATTGGGTATCTTATTGAATGTGGATCTAAAACTAACGCTTCTACTATCTCGAAGTCCGGAAAGTTTGCCGATATCACAGCAAACTATACTCCGACAAAAGAGGGGGATTACATCCTTGTTCTTTTGAATAAAGACGGTAATTTCCGCGAACTTGAACGGTGTGTAGGAGGAATTCGTACTGTCAATGCAGTTTTGCAACCAAATCTTCCTGGCGTAAGATAGTTGTTTTCAGTTTTTTATAGGTGTTTGTTTTCAGGGGTGGGAGTTCTGCCCACCCTTTTTTCTTAATTACAAAATTAATTTTTATGAAAGCTAAAAAAGTTAGTAACCCTTATAAAAAAGGGAATCAATATGCACGTAAAATGCAGGTAAAGCTCTTTTTATCTCTTGCACTTCTTTTTGCCATTGTTTTTGTTGTTGGTATGTTCCTGGATCCTGATCATTCAATGTTTTGCATGACAGGATTCTCTGGAACATCTTTGGCTTCTATGATGGCCATTGGTAGCATAGATGACGTTTCTGATAAAGTAACTCATGGCTCGAATATAGCTTATAAGATTTATTTGATTGATGTTCATCAAATCAATTCGAATGTGAAATTTCCTAAGCCTAATGCTAATCGAGAGGTCGCGACAATACCAATGCTCTCGGGACAATATATGCAATATTTTGAGGCACATGATATTCCGACTTATGTGGGCAATGGGGAGAAAGGAGATATAACGACTTCTGGTACGAACCAATTTGTAGCAATCATGGGCGGTATGAGGGATCAGCTTCTGAACTTTACAGAAGAACATGCCGGCGGTAAGTTTGTGATTTTATTTAAGGAGATTGGCGAAGATCAATGGTATATCTTAGGAGAATATGATAGACCTATGGTATTGAAAACTTATGAAGCAAAAAATGACAAAGATGGCCGTTATATAACCTTCACTTTTGAACGTACTTCTGTGACACAGTATCATAAATATGTTGGTGATATTGTAAAAGCTCCAGCAGAGGTGCATGCAGCGGGGACTAAAGAGCTGGCTATTAAACCTACAAGCAACTCTTATGAGATACCAAATGGAACAGCTGCCACTTATGTCATTGAGACAGTATCAGGTTTGACAAATAATGATAAAGGTCGATATATTACCTTGACCGGTAGCGGAACAGATAAGGCAGCTACAATTGCGGACGGAACGACGTTTATCTTGGAAGATGGAGCAACATGGACTGCAAAGGCCGGTTCTTCTATTACATTCCGAGTCTTGGACCCTGCCACTCTTATTGAGGTTTCTGGAAGTAGAATTCAAACAGCGTAAGTTATGTACGGATTTAAAGAGAAAACGAAATATTTTAATGAGTTACGTAATACAGCGGTAGCTGAAGCAGATTTAAGTCTGCTTCAGGAAACTGCTCCGGCACATCCTAAACTCAAGATGTTTGCCCGTAACCCGCAACGCTATGCAGATGACATCCTTTATACATTGCTAGACTTAAAGTCAAAGGAAGCCATCCGGATAAATCGTCGTGAAATAGAAAAAGCTAAAGAAGAAACTGGAGCGGAAAATATACTTGATACCGGTGGAACATGTGCTGGAGCAGAGATTCAATCAGGCGGAAACACAGCAACTTGTTTGGGAAATCAGCCAGGAACAGAGGGAACTTCTGTACAGGAAGAAAAGAACTCTTTTGAAATCGATGCCGAGATTTACGAAAAACAGGCTGAAGCGGAACTTCGTGAGCAAGAAAAACAAGAGGCAGAGGAACGTGCATCTCAAGCGGAAGAACAAACAGAAGTTTTAGAGCAAGAGAACCAGGAACTGAAAGAAGAGCTTGAAACGGAACAGGAAGCAAGAGTTGAAGCCGAAGACCGTGCGGAACAGGCAGAGCAAGCCTTGGAAGAAGAGAAAAAAAAAGAATCTACCAAGGTAGCTCCAAAAAGCAAAAGCACGAAGAGTACCCGCAAATCGACTGGGAAAACCTCGAAGACGAAAACGTCCAAATAGCTACGATACTGTATAATGATCGTGTGGTGACTTGGAAAAAGATGAAGCAGCTCGATGAATTGCTGGATAAGAAACCGACAAGGCGTGCAGTCGTTGATATGGCTGAACTCCGGATCCGTAACTTACTAGCATTCTCCGAGCTGCAAACGTACAACGACACTGGAGTGTTTCGGTATAAGCATCCGCTTATTGTTCATCGGTCGGAGAGAGCTGAATTGGAACGTTTACGGGCGTCCGACCCCTTGGAGTTCCTTCGCCGGTATAAGAACTGTTCCGATAACATTCGCAGATACGAATCCTTTCTAAAACGGCCTGAACGCAAAGATAAACGGTCGCAAGATAAAGAACACCTTCGTCGGTTTCGTGACCGAGAAGCCTTATTTAAATCAATTCTCGAAGAATCAAAGTAGATTATGGAAAAGCTAATAGAAGTATTTAATTTGGGTGGCCTACCGACTGCCCCGCTGGATTCGTTCTTAGAGCTTCAGGAGGATTTTAAGAAATCGGATCCTGATAAATTATCGAAACTACAGATGCTTATTATTACCCGTGGTTTCAAGTATGCATTTAAAGCCTGGAAGGATCCGGATGGAAAGCTGTGGATCATCGATGCCCATCAACGATGTAAAGCATTGCTTGCATTACGAAAGTCGGGGTTTATAATTCCTGAAATTCCTTATGAGCCTATCTTTGCTGCAGATAAGAAAGAAGCTGTTGAAGAGATTGCAGCATATAATTCGGAGTTTGCCACAAAGAATCCTGATACATTACTTTTTAAAAAGTACAATATAGATACCGATACGATGGAACGTTTTAACCTCGGTTATGAGGTGAAAGCTGTCGATTATTCTATTGCGACTCCTTTGTTTACCCATGAACATGAATCAGAAGGCATTCAGGAAGATAACATTGAGTTTTCTATTCCTTCAGATGAAGAAGATTCTCCAGGTTCTGTTTTTGCCCAGCCTGGTGATATATGGCTACTAGGCAATAATCGGCTGATGTGTGGGGATTGTCGTTCCAAAGCGGATGTATCTGCAGTAATGAATGGTCAATACGCTGACTTGCTTGTAACGGATCCTCCATATAATGTTGCATATCAAGGAGCAACAGAAGATGAACTTACTATTCAGAATGATTCGATGGAAAACGATCTGTTCGCCACTTTCCTTCGCCAAGTCTTTACTGTCATGTTTTCAGTCTTGAAACCGGGTGGTTCTTATTATGTATTTCATGCGGATAGTGAGGGGGAGAACTTTCGTGCATCTCTCCGGAAAGTTGGATTTAAAATAGCACAATGTTGCGTTTGGGTAAAAAACTCAATGGTCATGGGACGACAAGACTATCAATGGCAGCATGAGCCTTGTCTTTATGGCTGGAAACCCGGAGCCGGTCACTTTTGGAACTCGGATCGCAAACAGACAACAGTTTGGAACTTCGATAAGCCACAACGCAACGCCATCCATCCCACTATGAAACCAATTGCACTAATGGCATATCCTATATGTAATTCTAGTGCACCCGGACAAATTGTAGTAGACTTTTTCTCCGGATCCGGTTCTACACTTATGGCTTGCCAACAGACGGATCGAATTTGTCATGCGATAGAAATAGATCCACGCTATGTATCTGCAACTGTATCCCGATATCGGGCAATGTTCCCAGAGCAGGTAATCCGGTTGATCCGTGGTGAGGAATTGATGACTGCAGAAGAAACTCTAAAACTTATTGTATGAAAAACGAGCTGACACCTACCTCTGATGTAGATCAGATCACTCAAATCGGTGAAGAATATGTATCCCAGGTGCGCACATTTGGCGCACTTGGATACACACCGCAACGCATCTGTAACCTTCTTGGACTTCGTGGGAAGGAGAAGTTAGCGTTGATTGTCCGGATCACTCTTACTGGAGATGTATATTATGATGCATACAACAATGGACGTGCTCTAGGAGAATACAATATTGATGCGGAACTGGCGAAAAAGGCAGAAGCTGGAGATATTGATGCTATTAATACCCTGGAAGAACGTAAAAATTTACGTGTTGAACTAGACCTACGAAAACAATTGTTTGGAGTATGACACAATTAGACCACCTTGATAAAATACATCCGGATCTAATTTCGGAGTTTCTGACAACTGGATGTTGTTCAGGAATTCCGGAGGAGATTCGGCTATTTTTAAAGCAGTTGCAATGGGCTGCAGAGATATTTGAGTATGAGAGGAATATTACTCGTGCTGCCAAGCTGTTACGGCAGAGGATTAATGCTTCGCAGCAGATTAATATTGATGAACGGACCTGTAAGGCCCGTATCTATGCCGCTATAAACTACTTTAATATCGATAACAATGTATCTATCAAGGTATGGGAATCTAATTACGCAGACAAATACGAAGATTTAGCGAAATTATGCGCTGTAAGAGGAGATTACAAGACACAGGAGAAATGTTACAACGCAGCGTTAGAGTGCCGGCGTAGAGCTTCAGAAATAGCGGAAGCAGACCGCGATCTTGGCATCGTATTCCTGATCTCTCCGAACCTCACTCCGGAAGAGCTTGGTTTCCAAAAGAAATCAATAAAAGAAATAGCTCGCAAAAACAATGAAGGGTTTTATATCAACCTTATTGATTCTCTTCCTATTGAAAAAGCGGATAAGAAACGTTTGTTACGTGATGCTGATATTCAGGAGGCTGAAATAGTAGAACCTGAAGAAACTGGAGAGTAATATGAGAATAGAACTTTATTCACAATCATCGCAATCGCTTAGTGCAAGTTCTACGACTTTTGACTTGACTGCAACTTTTGAAGAATGTTATCAGAATGTAATGCAGATTAGAGCGAATGCCATTGATTCAAATGTACTTATTGTCGAAGCCGGCCGTGCGACAGGTAAGACGGAAGGGGTTATGGGGCCACGTATTATTCGAGTAGCAAACGATATGCCTGGGGAACTTTCGTTCTTGGTTCATAAAACATACGTAGCACTCATGACAAATGTTTGGCCTAATATTCAGGTGTATTTTTCCAAACCAGTTGGTGATGGACGGCGCTCCATGCTTGAATATGGTATTGACTATATTGTAGGTGAATCAAAAATACCGTCTCACTTCAGAAAACCTCGATATCCGATTGCTTATCCAAAGCATAGTATCTTATTTCGTGATGGTCATCATCTTCAGATGGTGAGTTCTGATCAGCCGGAATCCGTAGCCGGCCGATCAGGTGTTCATGCCTTTGTTGAGGAAATGAAACACAATAAAGGCGAGAAGTTAAAGACTCGTTTGTTCCCGTCTTTACGTGGTTCTTCGGCTTCTATTCGAATGTCTCCTTATTATCAGGGAATAACAGGTGTGTCGGATACGGCCCGCTTGGATTTAGGAGAAGATAATTGGTATGAAGAATATGAGAATAACGTCAATCAGGAGCTTATTGATGAGATTGCGTCCGCTGCTTTATATTTACATGCTGCTTTATATAAAATATATCGGAACAATCACCGGTTGAGAGAGGAAAAGAATCCTGTTATCATTGAAGCCCTACGTTTGGAAACAGAAAAAGCGAAACGTGTTGTAGCAACTTGGAAGCCACGCCTTGCGGATATGCGTAGAAATGCGAGTTATTATATCCGTGCTTCTTCTTTCGCTAATAAAGACATACTTGGGCCTAAGTTTTTCCGTACCCAGTTAGAATCACTTGACATTGATGAGTTCCTGACTTCTATTTGTGCAATCCGGAAGAAGGAAGTCGTTAATAAATTCTTCGCAAACTATCGAAAAGACAAACATCAATTCTCTGATGGATATCGCTATGAATCAATTTTGAAGTTAGATTTGCGTGAACACTTTGTTTTAACCTCCAGATATCTGAAGTACTATGATAAACGTGAACGGATTCTTCTAGGTTACGACCCCGGACACTTTTCCAGCGTTGTTGCTGCTCAAGAGAAAGATTATGGTCATGAACTCCGGGTTCTAAAAGAATTCACTTGCTACTATCCGGCAGAACAGCCGGAACTGGCAAAGCAAATCTTTGAGTTTTTCGGAACTGACGCAATTAATAAACAGATTGTGCTTTATCACGACCGGGCGGCCAATAAACGCCGGGAGGACCTCGAAAAAATAACTTCTGATGCTCGTATATTGAAAAGAGAATTAGAGAGTTACGGCTTTTCAGTTGAACTCATGAACGAAGGACAGTCTACTATTTACCACTGGCAGCAATTTAAACTTTTATTGCTCTTGTTTGGTGAACGAAGTAATGCATTACCTGTATGCCGGATAGATGAGAACGAGTGCCCGAACCTTTGTAGTGCTATTCCTTTATCTCCACTCAAGAAAACAGACGGGCGTATTGAGCTAGATAAGTCCTCCGAAGTTAAAGTACCGTTAAAGCACCAGGCAGGACTAACAACACAGCTTCCTTCTGCACTTATTTACTTGCTTTTCGGGCTATATGGCGACAGAATACAAAGTGAATTAAGGAACATACCAGATGATTTGCCCGAAAATTTAGTAGTATAATGTATTTGTTAGAGTGATATAGTAAGTTCCGAATTTTGTATAATACTATGTGTTTGACATTGCTTTGGTATCTAAAATGCGGGTTATCAGCCAAAAGACATTTTGAAAACAAAAATAAGAAAAAGCGAGAGGCGAAATTCTCCACGCCCCGCTGAAAAAGCGGTTTGAGGTGCAAAAAAACACATTTGTCAGGAAATATGACAGCCCCCTGGGGACGTCCTTTCGGAAGGGGGAGGAAAACGATAATTTCGGGCATGGAAACGACGATGACAGGCATAGGCGCACTGCAATGGGCAAAGGAGTTGTCTAAGTTGCCAAACGGCTGCTTTACCATTGCCTTCTTCCCTTACTCCAGGCAGAAAGGGGAGTCTTCCGAGAAGTTGGTTGTGAGGGAGGGCTGTACTTTCCGGACACAACTTCCGGAAGAACGATTCAGCATTGATAGTGAGAACTTCTTCCTCTTTAATGATGGGAATGGTGACCCAAAGATGTGTTATCGCATACTTATTCGTTACATGGGATTTCCTCAAGATGGATATAAATTGCATAAAATAGACTGGTTATGAGTGATAGTTTAGAGATGTTGGGAAATTATGGTTGCTATGTGGATACCGGAAGCACCATTTCCTTTCAGTTAGGAACGAATCCTGCAGCAGGGTTAAAGGATCCGGGCTTCGTTAATTCAAATACTGTTCTTCCTGCAGACTACAATTGGCAATCAATTGGAGGGTTCAACGTATGTTCACGTGGAGCGAATAACATGAAGTGCGAAGAAGTGGAGAGCGATATCAAGAAGAATCGTTTATTGCCTCGGTTGATAACAAAACAAGTTAACATGCTGTACGGGCTCGGGCCGGCTATATACATTAAGAGCATAAAGAACGGGAAGCTTGTTAAAGAATGGACGGACTGTCCCGAAATAACTACTTGGTTAGAATCTTGGAAGGATCGTGGTTTAGAGTCTGATTATAAAGAGGTGGCTAAAGGAAATATAAAGAACTACTATTACTTTCGTGATTACTTTGTGAAATGGCGCATGACGCTTGGTAACCGTATCGGGGAGCAATTACCAGTAGCCGGTCTTGAGTTGATGGAGAATAGACGGTGTCGGTTGGCCACACAAAAAAGGGATGTTGTCACAGAACTGATCAATTATAAAGACTTCACTCATATTGCCGTTGGACGTTGGAGTTATGGGGTTTCTAAATATTTGTTTTATCCACGTTTGGTGCTTAGTGATATTCGTAACATTAAATGGGCTGCAATATCCCATCATCGAGAAAAATCGGTTAGTGAATTCTATGGTGTAAATGAAACTCATGAAGGGACAAAAGCTTATATCAAGGGCTCAAACGATACGGCTAATTACATAAACTCTTTCTTAAGAAATTCGTTAGCTGCTAAAATTCATATTATCATCCCGAATGCATGGGCAGAATCAAAACGTGCACAGATAACGAAAATATGCAATGAAAATCAAGAGCGGAAAAGAAAGAATGAGTCATTGTTAACTTATAATGGGATTGATATCGGGACTACCTATAAGGAGTCGTATTTTCTAATGTATCTCAAGCAAGAACTCCGTAATATTAGTGAGTATCTTTCTGGGGCGGACAACCAGGGAAAGGCTTATGCAACTCTTAGTTTCAAAACCGGATCCGGTGAAGAGGAACGGTGGAAGTTTGAGGTTTTGGATTTGAAATATAAAGAGTATATTGACGCTCTTATTACTTATGACAAGCGTGCTGATGAAGTGCTACTTTCTTCTGTTGGTCTTGATTCGTCTATATCTAGTGTATCCAAGGATGGGGTCATCTCAAAGTCTGGAGCTGACGTATATTATAATTATTTGATTTACCTGATGTCGCTAACTCCGGATGATGAAATATGCTCTGAACCTTTTAATATGGCTATTCGGATAAACTTTCCTGAATTATACAAGCAAGGATATCGCTTTGGTTTCTATCGTGAAACACCTAGCCGGCAAGAAGAAGTAACTCCTAATGAACGACTAAATAAACAACAATCATGATACTGAAAGACTTATTTACAGACATCTCCGGATTTGCGGAGTTCGTGCCTGGTATTGACTCGAACACAAACCTTTCGCTACTTAATAGTCATGCAGTAACCGCTTATAAGAGAATTGCGAATATTGTGAGTGTTCCTGTATATAATAATATCATTAAAAAAGGTGCAGGTGAACTATACGATCACCTCCGAACTGCGTTGGCTAATCTAACGATGGCCAATGATACAGTCTTTGATGTACTTCGCAAACGTAAAGCGAATATTGATATCTACAAGTCTGAACAGGAAGCTATAAGAAGGGCTTATTATGAGAATTATTATAATGCTATGGATTCCCTTATTGCGCTCCTGAATAGTACCGAGGACTTAGGGTGGGATAAAACCAGGTATTATAAGATGCTTGATAAACTGCAGATAAAAACAACAGAAGAATTCGATCTTTTGTACTGCATTGATTTATCATATCTTTTCTTCTTTCGCTGTATTCCGATACAGATTGAAGTTTTGGAGGAGAATCTAACCGGTTACCTGGAACGTGCAAAGGAGAAACCATCCGTCTTGTCATTAATTAATCGAGCACTTGCAAAGAAGGTAGTAGCTGTTGCCTTAACAAGGTTTGATATCTTGGAGTTTCCTTCCACTATCCGGAATCTTTTTGATGATTCAAAAGCAAGCAGATCCGGAAGGGATGAACAGGAGAGACTGCTTTCTTTATCTGTTCAGTTGCAGGAACAGGCCAATAGCTTGATTAAAGATATCGACTTATTATTATCTGATCCACAGGATACTGATATTGAGACTGAAACTTCATTCAATCAACCGGAAGATAAAATACAATTAATGCCATGATTGAGTTTTGTGTACATCAGGAAAAGTTTGCGGTACCGAACGCCTGGGAGGAATTGACTCCGGAACTGTTTGAAGGTATTATGGGAGATATGGACTTAGTCACAAAAGGAAAGCTTTCACCGGGTATGCTTCAGATTAAACATGTTTGCCGTGCAATGGGATGGAATCCGCGATCACTTGCTCGAGCTAAAGATGAAGATACTTTGTCAAACTTAGCTTGGTTAGGAGAACAAGTAGACTTTATTTTCCGTGTTACATATCCGGATCAGGATGCTGCTCTTCAGGATTTGTCTAAAGATGATTTTATTAAAGCGAAGAAAACGCCTCCGGAGAGATTGGATTTACCGATTGCCAGGTATCTCTCAAAACTGGATTATAAGTTCGTTTTGAATAGTTGCTTTTGTGTGCAATTAATTCCTTATGTATCCATTCAGGGGAAATTGTATCCTGGGTATAGTATCGATACTGGTTTTAATCAGCTGACTTGTTCCCTTACAGCCTTGCAATTTATAGAGGCTCGCTCCCTGTTGGGATGTAATAAAGAGATGTTACCTTTGCTTGCTGCTATTTTATATCATCCTGGTCCGTATGATTCGGAATCTGCACATACATTAGCTAAGTCGTTTGAAAGACTATCTTCAGAAACCTTGCAAAGTATTGCATTCAATTTCTCGTCGTTTGTTAATTATTTGTTTTCAAAGACACAGTTCCGGATCTTAGTTGCCGGTGAGAGTGAAAAGAAAAGTCTTATAACAACCGGTGCGCTTGAATCATTGTATAACTTAAGCAATGATGGATTAGGAGATATTTCGACGGTTGAGCAAATGAACCTAATCAAGTATCTTACAATTTTGCGTAAAAAACTGATAGAGGCTGTACAGAGCATGGGGAGTGCGGAAATGCCTGTTGTGGATATTGCTAAGAATACAGGTTTGCCAATTTCATTAATAAAACAAATTATATGATTTTCGAGATTCTCAAATATTATGCTCAGTTCCCGAATCATAGTAAGGTACTTGAGATCTTTGCAAAGGGGAGGAGTGATCTTCCTGAATACGCTGCAATTCAAGAAGAAATAAGAAGCCTGCCTAAATATTCTCGGATCCAAGGATTAGACTATTATATTTTTGGGCAAAGTTTTGATTCTGTTAAGCAACGTGTTGATGGTATTGTTTCCGGGACATATTTGTTTGTGGAAATTGGTGATATCATGTCTAAACGTGATCAGAAGAATAATATCCAGGATGAAGTGCAAATGGCAGTCACTATTGCTGCAAAATCAGCAGAAATGGATCTGATAGAGGAAGCTATACAATCAAGGCGTACTCTTTCCATGATGCAACAGTTACGAGTTGCCATGACATCTGACCAGAGGAATACTCCTTGGTTGAAGGAATTGTCTTCGTCATGTCAAATACGACCGTTTGTAACAAAAGAATTTGCTTCAATTGGCTGGACATTGATGTTCGATAGAGAGGGTAGTGATTTATTTGATATAAAGCGTCTATTTAATCGTGAGTGATTGGCTAAGTATTAGGATATATAACTTGTAAATATTGATAAAATGAAACGTGATACAAAAGAAGCTATTCAGTATGGGAGTGCTATTGGTATGCTTATATTAGGCTCTGCTTTGGCAATTGCAGGGTTCATTATGTCACATGGTGAAATACATGATAGTGTATTATGGCTCTTTGCGCAGTGCTTGCTATATGCAGGGGCTGTATTTGGAGTTTCAGTCTACATAACAGATCGGTTTAATAGGCTTGAGAATAAGTTGTTCAATAAAAAAGAGGAGGATTCAAAATGAAGGTAATCGATGCAATTATCATCCATTGCTCGGCCACACGTGCCGGACAAGATTTACGTGCAAAGGACATCGACCGGATGCACCGGGTCCGGGGATTCAATCAGATTGGTTATAACTTCATTGTTGACCTTGATGGAATGGTTGAAAATGGTCGTCCGCTATCCATCGACGGTGCTCACTGTAATACGAAAGGATTCTCTGATTCATCCTATAATAAACATTCTGTTGGCGTGTGTTATATTGGCGGACTGGATGCGTCCGGGAAGCCGGCAGATACAAGGACGTCCGCTCAAAGAGCTAGTTTACGGCAATTAGTCGCGAAGCTCTGTAAAGAGTATCCTATTATCGAGGTTCTCGGACATCGTGATACTTCTCCTGATCTGGACGGTAGCGGAGAAGTAGAGCCGGCAGAATACATCAAGGCCTGTCCCTGTTTTGATGTTCGTTCCGAGTTTTCTAATTTTCTTCGTAATACAGTGATCCGACCATGAAGCAGTCAATCTATATTATCATATTGCTGATGTTAGCAATATGTTTCGTATCATGCCGGACTCAATATATCCCGGTTGAGTCTGTTCGCACTGAATACAAAACACGTGACAGTATCCGTTATGATAGCATCTATCAGCGAGATAGTATTTATACACTCATAAAGGGTGATACAGTCTATCAGTATAGATATAAGTATCTGTATCGCTACCTAACAACGAATCGTACCGATACGATTCTTAAAAACGATTCTATTCGTGTTCCTTATCCGGTCGAAAAGAAGTTAAGTCGTTGGCAATCTATTAAAATGGAGCTGGGCGGATGGGCGTTCGGGATCGTTATTGTTTTTATTTTGGTAATAATCGGACGAATAGTATACAGATGCAAAAATAAGTAGTACCTTTGTCGCAGAATCTTAAAAACCAAACCACGTGAGTGGATGTACCTCGGCTAAGCGAAGTCGGGGCTTTTTTATTCCCTTAATAGCTTGATTTTGAACTTGTTTTTAATCCTTTTTTAGCTTAAGCTAAACAAGGCTAAGGTGCTGATAATAAGCTTGTTATTGCTACGTTGTTAGAGCTTATAGTGTTATCTTTGAAGTATAAAAATAAAGGATAAAGCATTATGAACGAGCAAATTACCAACATTTTAAATCAGAGCATAACAAAGACTAGCAAGATACAACAATTGCTTCTTTTAGGATTAACCCGCCGCCAAGTTGCGGATCTTGTAACAAACGGAAATTACGGTTTTGTACAAAACGTATATAAAAAGATGCTTGAAGCTGGAACCTTTACTACAGCAGCTAATACAACCGCTTTTTTACCTGAAATAGACTATACCTTTAACCGCCGCTTCGGAATTGAGATCGAAGCGTACAACTGCACTCGCGATCACCTTGCTCACGAACTTCAGGAAGCCGGAATAAACGTAGCAGTTGAAGGATACAACCATAATACAAGCGCACATTGGAAATTGGTAACGGACGCAAGTCTTTATGGCAACAATACTTTTGAACTGGTAAGCCCAATATTGGAAGGAGAAAGCGGATTGAGAGAACTTGAAAAAGTATGTTGGGTACTTGATCTTTGCAACGCAAAAGTTAATGAATCTTGTGGATTACACGTCCACATGGATGCAGCGGATTTCAACATGAACACTTGGAAGAACTTAGCACTTAGTTATAAGAATATAGAGAACACAATAAACGCTTTCATGCCAGCTACACGCAGAGACAACCAATATTGCAAAAGCTTAAGCAGAATATCTGAAAGAAGAATACTGCAGGCAAATACGCTCGACGACCTTCGGGCAGCTTTTGGAAACGACCGCTATCATAAAGTAAACCTTGAAGCTTACGCCCGCCACCGGACGATAGAATTTCGCCAACATAGCGGTTCTACGAACTTCACAAAGATGAGTAATTGGGTTCTTTTTTTAGGCCGAATGATTACCTTTGCGCAACAGGCGAAAGTTGAAACAGGAACAACGCTTCAGAATCTGCCTTTCTTGACAGATGATCAAAAAATATACTTTAAACTTAGAACGAAAAAACTTAGTAGATAATGAATAATAGAAATTACTTATTGCAGGATGGCGGCACAATAACCGCCACCTGCGCTGCAGATTTTGTAACCAAACTTCGGGAAGGTAGTCGTTTTGATTCTGAATGTACCGATCAGGAATATATGTTCAACTTTGCCGACCGATATCGCGACCAAACAGGAAACGTTATTCGTGCTGATTCTCCGGAGAATTTTATTGAAGATTTAATAGCTTTTGGGTATGTAACTGTTAAATAATTAGTGTGATAAAGAAATTGTTATCAAAAGTTTTGTTTGTGATAACAATTTCTTTATCTTTGTGGTGTCAAACAAAAGAGCTCTTTGAATGACTGATGAAGAAGCGTTAAAAGCGCGGGTAGATGAGTTAATTGAAAATCTTAACTACTACCTCCGAAATTATAACCGACTCATTGGAATTGGTTATAGAAAATCGGTACTCGACGCAGAAATTGAGAATCTCAAGCTTGAGATTCAGAGGTTATCTGCTCGGTAGAAAAAGAGTTCCCCACTCGACGGGGTGGGGAACTCATCTTCTTCATTATTTTGTTTTATCTAAAATTTATGTAAGGTGGGAGTAAAAGAAGATTTTTTCAGATTAAAAACAGCATGCCTCGAGGCTAAAGGTTCTGATCGTGAAAAAGCGGAACAAGAGATGGATCGTTTCTTTGATTCGTTACGACCGGAAGACCAACAGGAACTGCAGGCAGCTATTGATGAAGATTTTGTTCGGATTCACCAAGTGGTTGATGATGCTAAAAAGATGAAAAAGCAGATTGAAGTGCGAAAGATCTTATCTGAAGTACTTCCGTTCATCTCTGTCTCTGAATTTGCCAAGCAATATTTTGATAAATCAGCTTCTTGGCTGCATCAACGCATTAATGAAAATGAGGTGCACGGGAAAGTAGCAACTTTTACAGAAATGGAATTGAAAATTTTATCTGATGCATTGAAAGATGTTGCTAATAAATTGAATAATGCAGCTTCTGCATTATCTTGATAAAAAAGTCAAAATATTTTTGGGCTGTTTCGTTTTTCTTGACTATCTTTGTTTTTGCCAAGTAAAAACCATATTTTCAACTCCTCATATCGTGTAATCCGTAAAATCGGATTCCGGGTGGTTCCGGTTGGCGCACGATATGAGGAGTTGATTTTTATAATAGTAATAACATAAAATAGGTACGATTATGGAAAAAGAAAAAAAAGATCCTCGTTTGTCTGATGAAGTAGTAAAACTACAAAAACATAGAATTATGTTGTGGTGTGCTATAATAATTATCGCTTTTTTTCTTATAGTTCAGTTTTCTGTTGCAAATTGTGAGAATAAAATTTTAGCTGACCAGTTTACATTTGCATCTACGATATCATCTATAATTTTATCGGTTATTGCTATTATAATGTCTGTAGTGTCTGGTGAGTCGATAAATAATCTTCTGCATAAATTTAGAGATGTACATGATGAAATAAGTGATGTACCAGGTAAGATTGATTCCTCAATACAGAAAATGGATGATTCATCTGGCAAGTTTGACGAAATCTATAGTAATTTGAAAGATACTCCTCAAAAAATAGAAAAAGCGACACAGGTAATGGCAGAAGCTTCTGGGAAAATAGATGAATCTGTTCAGCATTTACATCAAGTAATGGATGAATTTCAAGAAAAAACAAAAGATTTTCATTCTTTAAAAAACGAATTAAGATCAGAAATAAGAGATGGATTTCAAAGTGTAGGTAACACGACTGCAATACAAAGTGAGAATGGGAACATTTTAACAAGTGAACAAACCACCGAAGTTCTTAAAAGTGGCTCTCCTTGGGGGGCTTTATTACTATATGCAATTAAGCGGTCAAAAGATGAAAAAAAGTATTTTTTGTTGAAACATTTTTGTGAAAAGTTTGAGCTTAAGAATAGAGAAGATTATTTTTATGGTTATTTTATAGCTATGAGGGCTACTGGAATATTTGAAGTAAAAGAAAAACAAGTAGGAAAAAAAATTGAAATAATTAATTATAATCGGGAGTTAGATAATATGAAAAGATATTTGCCTGAGTACTTTCCTAAAAGCAAAATATCTGAACGAATAGAAGCGATAGAACAACTTATAATCGAAGAAGAACTTATTGTAGATTAATATCTTTAATCTTGGAGACAACGAGGTTTTTTGTTGTGAATTGAGGGAACTGCCTAAAATGTATTTTTCTTTTGGATAAAGAAATGGTTATTATAAATTACAAATAAGCGAGTTGAAAAAATGAGAAAATTACAAAGAATAATGAAAGAAAAGTGGAATTACTTAGCAATTGCTATTTTTATATTGTTTACATTGATCGTATCAATATCATTCATACAATTTGTTCTTAAATTTAGTGGAAGTGATATTTCTGAACGACTTGATGATTGGAGTGATTACTCTGCATGTATTACAGCTTTATTTGCTTATGTATCTTTGATTTTTATTTATATTACATACAAGAACCAGTCCTTAGCCAATTATAAGCTGCAATTTGACAGCACATTCTTTAATATGTTGCAAATTCAGAGAGAAATTTTAGGCTCTTTAGCAAAGGGACATTTTATAAATAGAAAAGCTTGCATAATAGGTTCATACTCACCAGATTATTCAGGTGAACTAAAATATGACGATGCTTTAAAAAAGATAAGGAAAAGCTATCAACCATCTCCACACACACAAATATCTTCTGATATGCATTATTTTCGTCATTTATATCATATAATCAAACTGGTTCGCAATAGTGCTTTTAATGAAACGCAGCAACGAGAATATATTGATATAATACAGGCTCAAATGAGTAATGAGGAATTATTTGTTATGTTTTATAATGTCGTTTTTTATGGGAATAAAGAGTATTTGTTATGGCTGGATGATTATGGCTTTTTTGAGAATATTCGTCCAAATGGAACCTTATTTGATAAGTTGAAAGTACACTTCTTTCCTAATACTAATTTTAAGCATAAAGCGTATGAATAGAGTGAAAGTGTAGATAATTATTAAATATAAGGAAGTGGTAGTAAAAGCGGATTTTTTTATTCTGCTTTTTTGTTTCCCTATTTTTCAAATCTTATCTTTGTAGGATAACTTTAAAAACACACACAATGAAAAAATTAGTATTTTTAATTTTGACTATTGGGGTATTTACAGCTTGTGTAACTCCCAAAATGCCGGAGCCTTATGGATTTTCTTCTTTTCTTGATTATTCTCCACTTACAAATAACGGGATTTATGTTACAGAATCAAATTCTGTTTCCTTTGATTATAAAACTGTAGGTAGTGTATCTGTTACAGAGGTCGGGGGATGGGTGAAAAAGGGGAAAGAACCAAAAACAACTCGAAAACCCAATAAGAGTAATAGTGATGATATGTATGTTGGTATTGACAAGAGTCAATATACAGGAAAAAATGTATATGTAACACCTAGTCTTGATGTGGCTATGGAGCGCATGGCAAATACATTGAAAGAGTTTGGTGCTAATGGAATTATCAATCTTAAAGTACAATGGGATTCAAGTCGTATAATCATTTCGGGTATGGCAATCCGAAAATAAATGTTCTTTTCTTTTGTGCTTTCAAATATTATCACCATTTTTGAAAGGCCCAAACAAAATTAGTCTGAATCTTCTGTCAGCGTGTAATCTGAAAATATCAGATTCTGGAGTAATTTCCAGTGGGCGCACGCTGACAGAAGATTCATTTTATTTAATACTATGGATTTTAAAGACAGCATCAAACAACTTTCTGAACGAGTATTCAAACTCAAAGAAAACATTCTCACTGAAGAAGCTACTAAGAACGCATTTATTATGCCATTTATTAATGCACTAGGTTATGACGTATTTAATCCCTTGGAAGTAGTTCCGGAGATGACTTGTGATATCGCGATGAAAAAGGGAGAAAAAATAGATTATGCTATCATGAAAGATGGTGAACCTGTGCTTCTTATTGAATGTAAACATTGGGCACAGGATCTCAATTTGCATGATAACCAACTTATACGTTACTTCAATGTATCTAAAGCGAAATTTGGTTTATTGACTAATGGCATTATCTATCGTTTTTATACTGATTTGATTGAGCCAAACAAGATGGATGAAAAGCCATTCTTAGAAGTAGACATTACTGATTTGAAGGATAACCAGGTTGAAGAATTGAAGAAGTTTCATAAATCTTATTTTGATGTTGATAATGTACTAAGTTCGGCTAGTGAGTTGAAGTATACAGGTGAGCTAAAAACTATTATTGCAAAAGAGTTTGTAAATCCTTCACCAGACTTTGTTAGGTATTTTGCGAAACAAGTGTATGATGGAGTTATTACAGCTAAAATTCTTGATCAATTTACTTCTTTGACAAAGAAATCAATCAGTACGTATATTAATGATTTGATTTCAGAACGTTTAAAATCAGCTTTGAAGACAGAGGCTGATGTAGAAAAGAAGGAGAATCAAGGAGAATCTTTAGAACAGACAGAATTTTCTTCTGTGGAAGATAACAAGATTATCACTACGGAAGAAGAAATTGAAAGTTATATGATTGTAAAATCAATACTTCGTCCAGTTGTTGATATTTCTAGAGTAGTATATCGTGATGCGCAAACATATTTTGCTATATTACTTGACGATAATAATAGAAAACCTATATGTCGTATGTATTTTAATAGTCTGTCGAAAAAATATATATCTACCTTTGATGAGAATAAGAAAGAAACAAAACATGAAATAAGCAGTCTGGATGATATATATTCTTTTGCCAAGGAGTTGAAAGATATAATTGAATGTTACGATAAAAAATAGATTATCTTTTTGCAAATTCAAATATTATCCTCATATTTGCAAAAGCTAAAAACCAAACATGTTAGTCATGTACGTAGAGCGACGGTTAATTGCTCAACGAAATTCGAAGGGCTTTTTTTATGCCCATTAGTCTTCTTTTTTATAAGAGATTTTAATTTATGATATAGGCGGCTGCCTTTCCGATAAACTTTTTTGCTCTACGGAGTGACACTGTTTGGTTTTTAGCGAAACTCGGGATATGGCAGCCGTTCTTGTATTTACTTCTGTTCAAGAAAAATTGCCTAAATGCTAAAAACCAAACAGTTATGAAATCTCCAATCCTCAACACGCCAGTCGTGTCTGCTCCCGACATCAATGTCGCTAGCAATGTCAAAGCTCTCACAGAGCAAGTTAATAATCTGCAAAGTCGTTATAGTGCTTTAGCTTCTGATTGTGAAGTGCGTACTATTTCTGACCGTTGGTATTTCCGGGCAATTGGATTTACTAGTTTCGGCCTGATTTTCTTTCCTCTTTTATTGGTGGCTGCTTATTGCGTCTATCGGGCAAAGAAATGCCAGAAAGGAGACAATAATCATGAGTAGGCATCGTTTTCATGTAGATAAAGAAACGTCATACTATCCTGATGGAAAGAAAGTGGATGTTTTTTCAGTAGATTGCGATGGGGATTTTGTAATTTCAGCAATTTCGCGTGATGATATATTGGATTTGATACAAGTTTTAAATTTTGCGATAACGGATTCAGTAAACAAGAAGGAGGTTAAAGATGGAAAATGATAAGATAACGGATGTCAGCGTTTATATCGCTGCCTTACAAACAACCTTTAAGCCTGCATGGGATGCCCGGCATACAACACACTGGTTTACGACCGATGAAGTTTATCAATCTATAAAGAAACTGGATCCGGCGGCAAATATCTCAAAAGAGGATATATTTAAAGCTATGACGGATGCAGGCTTTAAGTTCCAAAACCGTCCCGGAGCATCAGGGTGTGATTTTCGGTGGATGCTTGAACTGAAAAATAGCAAATAATGAAGTTCCGGAGAGTGAAACTATTCCTCTCCGGATTTTTTTTTGTCCTTTACTATCCATCTTTCCCTTGCTACATTCGCTGAAAATAACAGGAATATGATTTCAGAAGATTTAGTCAAACAGCGATTTGTGCATGATACTATTTCTCAAGGTATCAATCTCATTTATCAGACTCAGGAGAATGTTGTTCGTACTTACCTGAATACTCGTTCAGGCAGACTGTTGTCAAGCTTGCAGCGTAGGCCGTTCACTATCCAGGAGTCCGAAGGCAAACAAGAGTACTTTATCCGTATTTTTCCGTATCTCCGTTATCTTGATATTCGATATCGACGGGGAAACGACCGAATATCACGCCATATCCGGAGCAACCTGGCTTTGTATAATCGAACTGTATGGGGAGTTCTTTATCATGAGACTTTCCCTGAATTGCGTTATGGTTACAATGAAGCCATTAGAAATAAGATTCGTGAGCAATTAGAACAAGCATTAATCTACGAACAATCTCAAAATTGGTAATATGGGAAAGAAGCATTTGTCAGAAGATGAAATAAAGTATATTGTGTCTGCTGAATCCAGTCAGGCCCAGCGGGAAATTCACGAACTAACCAAGGCCACCAAAGAACTCAAGAAAGAAGAGAAAGAACGTCGTACTGCGATGATCGAACTTGAGGCTCAAGGAAAGAAGAATACTAAAGAATATCAAAATCTAGAGAAGGAAACGAAATCGCTATCTAAACAGATTACTGATAATAACAAAAAAATAGGCACGCTGACTCGCTCTTTAGATATTAATGCTATGACCGGTCGGCAACTCAAGAAAGTGGGCAAGGAGTTAACTGCGACACTTGAGGATATGTCGGAAGCTGCGGATCCTGAAGAGTATGCAAAGTTGAATAATCAGTTAAGGTCAGTTCGTCAAAGGCTATCAGAATTAAAGGGAACCGGGCAAAATATTAAGTCAGAGTTCGGTCCGATGGAAACAGCTATGGGGAAATTGAAAGCTGTTGCAGTAGCGTTTATTACAGTGAAACTGGCAGGGTATCTGAAAGATATAGGAAAAAGTGCATATACTACTCGAAAGGAGTTCGCTAAGTATGAAGCTGTACTTCGTAATACTCTTCAATCGCAGGAGAAGGCTGCTGCTGCAATGAAAATGTTACAGAAACTTGCTGCAGACACGCCTGGCTCTTTGGCTGAATGGACAGAGGCTTACATTAAATTGGTTAATCGAGGAATAAAACCAACGACTTCAGAACTTATTAATATTGGAGATTTGTCTGCATCGCAAGGTAAGAGTGTGGATCAGCTTATTGAGGCTATTTTGGATGCAATGACAGGGGAGAATGAACGACTGAAGGAGTTTGGTATAAAGGCTAGTAAAAGTGGAGATACAGTTAAGTACACCTTTAAAGGGGTTACCACAGAGGTGAAAAACTCCGAAGAAGCAATTAAAAATTATCTTTTATCACTTGGTCGTATGGATGGTGTTGCTGGTTCTATGTCTACACAGATGCAAGAACTTCAAGGAATAGAGTCCAACTTAGGTGACACAATGGATAATTTCTACAATAAGCTAGGAAAAAGACTTGAAACCTACTTTAAAAATGGTTTGAAATGGGCTAATGATTTTATGTCCGGGCTAACCAAAGCTATTGAACCTCTCTCCGATACTTTTGAAACACAATTTGAAAAGGTGGTAGAATTACAGTCTACTTTACCTGCACTTGCAGCTCGATATGAAGAATTGAAAGGTAAGACATCTTTAACAAAGGATGAACAGGATGAACTAAATCAAGTGATCGAACGGGTATCATCTATTGTCCCGTCTGCTACTACGGAATGGAATAAGTACGGAGTAGCGATAGCATTGAATACAACTCGTGTTCGTGAATTTTTAGAAGCAGAGAAGGCCAGTCTTCGATATTTGCATCGGGAGGAACTAAAACAAGCTCAATCTGATATGGATTCTGCAGAGAAAACAATGAAAGAATATCAGGATCTGATTGCCAAGGGAGGTAAGTGGAAAACTGATAGGAAGTCCGGAGAGATGTTTTTTGTTAAGTGGAATAAGAAGGAACTGGATGAATTTAATGCCAAAATAAAAGAAGCTGGTGATTTATTTAAAGAGGCTGAAGCGCAGTCCAAGAAGTGGTCAGGAGAAGATATTGAAGCTAAAGTTAATGAGCAAATAGAGGCTGATAAAAAGAAATTGGAAGCACAGACTCGATTTAACAACATGAATAAGTCTATGTTGTCAGCGTGGCTGAAGGATGAGAAAAATGCAGCGGACCAATATAGGGAAATAGCACAGGAAATCTATGATAAGCGTTTTCCGACAACGCCAATAGAGAAAGATAAATCGGATCCGAATGCTGTTACACTCAAGAATCAGGAGTCAAATCATGAGGCGGAAATAAATCAAATCCGGTTAGTTGGGAGAGAAAAACAACAAGCGGAAGAAGATATTAATCAGGCTATCCTCAAGTCTGATTTGGACTATTATAATAAGCGGATCAAATTACTGGAGCAATTTAAGGCTAATGCTACAAAGTCGGCCAAAAAATCTGAATACCAAAAGCAAATCGTAGATGCTAAGTCTAAGCTGATCGATACGGAAGAAGCAATGGAAAAGCAAAAGATCTATGCTGTTGATAAATTGCGTCAGGAGGATTTGGAGAGAGAGAAAGCGGTAACTTCTGCGCAAAGAATGTTCCTTACTAATGAACTTGCTGCAAAGAATATTACTCGAGAACAATATGAGATGTTAACTCTTTCTCTAACCTCTTCGAGTGCAGAAACAAGGTTAGCGATTGAACAGCGGTATTTGAATGATGTCAATGATCTTGAACTAAAGAATGGAAAACTGAAATCTGATGCTGTAAAACAGGCTAATGCTGCAGTTTTATCAGCTGATCAGGACGCTGCCAATGCCCGTGCTGCCATCCAAACCAAAATGAATGATCTTACTAAAGATTTTAAAAGTCAGTTTAAACTCACTACGGTTGGGGAGGATTTGCAGGCGCAAATGAAGGTACTGGATGCAACTTACCAGGCACGCAAGCAACTTGCTGAAAAGGAAAAACTAGATACTCAAGAACTGGATATTGCTTACCTGAAAGCTAAGGAACAGTTAGTGCAGGATAGTGAGAACCGTATTAATCAGATCCGGAATCAATATGGACTTCTAAATCAACAACAACAATATGATTTGCAGCTGCAGCAACTTAAAACTCATCTTGAGAATGAAACGCTGACTCAGGAAGAATATGAACAATCAGTTCAGAATCTGAAGCGTGATTCTTATAAAAAACAGTTTGATTATTATTCGGATTTGTTTTCTGGTGCTGTTCAGGCACTCCAACAGGCTGAAATGGATAACGTGGACGCCAAGTATGATGCGGAGATTGAAGCTGCTCAAGGTAATACGGAGGAGGTAGAACGCTTAGAGAAAGAAAAAGCGCAAAAGAAACTGGATATTCAGAAGAAATATGCCGATGTTAATTTTGCGATTAAAGTCTCTCAAATTATTGCTGATACTGCTGTTTCAATAATGAGGGCTTTCGCTGATCTTGGACCGATTGCCGGTGCTGTAGCTGCTGCGCTCATGGGGGTAACAGGTGCTGCGCAGATAGCTTCCGCAAATGCTGAACGTAATAAGATTAAAAACATGACTCTTTCCGGAGGAACAGGTTCTTCAAAAGGATCCGGGCAGCGTGTGGCAACCGGTCGTGAAGATGGCGGCAAGATTGATGTTCGTCGTGCTCAAGATGGAAAGTTGTTTGCCGGTGCCGATTATGATCCGGATGCTCGTGGCTTTATTGACAAACCGACTGTAATCGTAGGAGAAGGACCAGCGGGGCAGTCAAAAGAGTGGGTGGCTAGTAATGCCGCCGTTGAGAATCCTACCGTTGGCCCTATTCTTGATATGATTGACAAGTCGCAACAGGCTGGCACTATCCGTACACTTGACCTGAATCAGGTTATACGATCCAAGATGGCAGGCTTTTCTTCCGGAGGAAGTATTTCACAACCGCTTCCAGTAACCGGTACACCAAAAAATGACGGAAGTGGTGCAGCATTGCCTCCTGAATTAATGGAGAAGTTTGCTCATGCTATTATTGATATGAATAAGAACGGGGTAAATGCTTCTGTTGCGTTGAGTGAATTTGAGAAGAAACAGGAACTTCGTGATCGTAGTCGCCGAATTGGTTCAAAAGGATAA